TGTTCGTTATCAGTGGGCATTGAACGACGTATTTGGTATCAACACAGGAAACGCCTTTGGTGGAGGTTCTGAACCTCTTGCTTCTTATGATATCTTTAAACGTTACAATAGTCTGATCAATGACTTCTTCAATCCAGATAAGGCTATACGTTTCAGTAAGGTTACAAATAGACTACACATCGATATGGACTGGTCTACGGATGCGGTTGTTGGAGACTATATTGTAGTTGAAGCGTATGCCGCTCTGAACCCAAACACCTTCACTGAGATTTTCAATGATCGAATGGTGAAGAAATACTTTACTGCCTTGTTGAAGAAGCAGTGGGGTATGAACATGCTCAAGTATGATGGTATTCAGTTACCTGGCGGAGTCAGTCTCAAGGGTGGAGAGATATACCAGCAAGCAGAGCAAGAGGTCGAACGTCTTGAAGAAGAGATCAGATTACAATACGAACTTCCTATCGACTTCATGACAGGGTAATAAATGGCAACAAATCCATACTTCAACTTTAAAAGCACTTCCACTGAACAAAATCTAATGGAAGACCTAACCATCGAAGCAATCAAAACGATGGGTATGGATGTTCTATATCTTCCCCGAGAGTATGTGAAGAAGGACAGACTATTTGGTGAAGATGTTCTTAGTCAGTTTGATAAGACTTATGAAATAGAAATGTATCTACAGAGCGTTGATGGCTTTGAAGGTGAAGGTGATATTCTAGCAAAGTATGGACTGGAGATTAAAGATAAAGTTGAAATGGTTGTTTCTAGAAGAAGGTTTATGGACGAGGTTGGAAACCTAGAGCCACTATCAAGACCACGGGAAGGTGATTTGATTTACTTCCCTCTTGGTAACTATTTGTTTGAAATCAACTTCGTTGAACACGAAAATCCATTTTATCAGTTAGGTAAGAATCAAACTTATTTACTTCAAGCAGAACTTTTCACATACTCACTAGAGAAGTTCGATACTGGTGTTTGTGGTCCAGACGAGATGACAAACACGAAGGAATATGCCACAGAGTTTACCGTAAGCACCGCAGTAACCGAAGGATCTGGATTCTACTTGGGTGAAACAGTTTTCCAGGCTGCTGGAATCACAGGAGCAACACTAGGACAAGCCACATCAACAGGAACTATTGTTGGTTGGTCACTTGATACAAGCACGTTAACTGTGTCTAGTATAAGTAAAACTCCATTCGTTGTCGGTGCTACGCAAAGTATTCAAGGTGAAAAGTCGGGTACAGAATACTATCTAACAGGAAGCACATTAACAAATCTTGTCGTACCAGAAAATGTCGTAACAGATACTCCAGATGGAGATGCCGATACATTTGGTGTAGAGAAACAAGGTGTGTTAGACTTCTCAGAAACCGATCCATTCTCGGAGGGTAACTACTGATGTTTAGCACTTATTATAACGCTGCGGTAAGAAAACTGGTTGTTGGATTTGGTAGTCTATTCGACAATATTGTTATTCGCCGTGTAAACAACGAAGGAACACAAATCGATCGTATTAGAGTTCCTCTTGCTTATGGTCCATCAGAAAAGTTTTTGATGAGACTAGATCAGCCTAGTAGTATCAATGAAAATCAAACCACAGTAGAAATAACATTACCTCGAATGTCCTTTGAGATTACTGCTATATCATATGATCCAACTAGAGCAAAGAATAGATTAAATCGAACTTGCACTGCCACAGACACAAATGGAAATACTACATTTTCATATTCAGAAGTGCCATATAATATAACATTTTCTTTGTATGCTATGGTTAGAAATATGGATGATGGATTCCAGATTATGGAACAGATTCTTCCAATGTTCTCCCCAGATTTTACCATCACAGTAAACTTCACCGATTTATTTAAGAAGGTAGATATTCCTATTGTTCTTAATGACACAACTTTGGCAGAAGACTACGATGGTGATTTTGATACTCGTAGAAATATTCTATTAACATTCGACTTCACAGCAAAAACATATATCTACGGACCAGAGAAAACAGGTAAACTCATTAGTGATACCAATGTTCGCAGTTGGAACTATATCACAGGAAAGTCTGGTGCTATGGAGTTCTTCGAGACAGGTGTTTCTGGTGGTATCTCAGGATATACTTCAGGTTCTACCTTCGACACATATGAGTATAACTATGAACTAGGAAACTACGGCGTAACTGGAGCGATAGATACTTACGGGAACTACATTGGTCCCACTTATGGATAGGAATTATTATGGATCCCAACAAAAATCTAGCAAAGGCGTTAGGCGTGGATTTTGAAGAAAAAGAAAAGAAAGAGATAGTAAAGAAAAAACCAACTGAGATCAAAGTCGATCATAAGGATATTCAGGATCCTGATCTCAAGAAGGACTATCTTGCTACACGAAAGAACCTAATGGATCTTATCGACAACGGTAAGGACGCCATTCAGGGGATTATGAACGTAGCAGAAGAGGGTGAGCATCCTCGGGCATATGAAGTCGTTGCACAACTCATCAAGACTGTTGCAGATGTGAACAAAGATCTTATTGACATTCATAAGAAGGTCAAGGATGTTGAAGTCACCAAAGTTGAAAATAATGAAACAACTAACAATTCAATCTTCATTGGATCAACATCAGAGTTACAGAACCTGATTAATGCCAATAGAAGCACGAAGAAGATCGTTAGTGAACTAGTGGATGAACCAAAGGATGACGGATAAGAAAAGTGGTTATCTGGGAAACCCCAACTTAAAAGAGTCGGGGCGTGAACAGAACTTTACAAAAAAGCAAGTCAAAGAGTACATGAAGTGTGCCCAAGATCCAAACTACTTTATCAAAGAGTATGTTAAGGTTGTCTCTCTAGATGAGGGTTTGATTCCATTTGAACTCTACGATTATCAAGAAGATATTATCAATAAGGTTCACAATAATCGTTTTGTGATTGCCAAATTACCGAGACAGAGCGGTAAATCAACCACGATTGTATCCTACATTCTCCACTACATTTTATTCAACCAGTCAATGACTGTTGGTATTCTCGCCAACAAGCAGGCTACCTCCCGCGAGATTCTATCTCGTCTTAAACTTGCATACGAGTATCTACCCCTATGGCTACAGCAAGGGATTGTGGAATGGAACAAGGGATCTATCATTCTAGAGAATGGATCCAAGGTTCTTGCTTCTGCTACATCATCATCTGCCATTCGTGGTGGTTCGTTTAACATGATCTTCCTTGACGAATTTGCTCACGTTCCAAATAATATTGCCGAAGAGTTCTTTAGTTCTGTATATCCCACCGTGACATCTGGACAGAACACAAAGGTGCTTATGGTATCCACTCCAAATGGACTGAACATGTTCTATCATTATTGGAAGCACGCCATCAAGGAGGTGGGAGAGTCTGGAAAGAATGAATATATTCCGATCGAGGTTCATTGGTCTCAGGTTCCTAAGTATCCAGGCGGTCCTCTCCGTGATGAGGCATGGATGAATGAAACCATTGCCAACACCAGCGAGCAGCAGTTCCAGTCAGAGTTTGAGTGTGACTTCATCGGCTCCAGTAACACCTTGATATCCTCACACAAGATTCACTCCCTTGCTTGGGTGAAGCCTAAGATCAAAAACGCAGATGGACTTTGTGTTTATGATGATCCTGTAGAGGGACATACCTATGTGATCACTGTGGATACCTCCAGAGGTCAGGGAAAGGACTACAGTGCGTTCTGTGTGATTGACATAACAAATCCCCCATATAAAGTTGTAGCACGCTTTAGAAACAACCTTATTTCACCTATGGTTTACCCAACCGTCGTTAAGAGACTAGCAGAGCAGTATAACAACGCATTCTGCCTGGTTGAGATTAACGATATCGGTGGTCAGGTAGCAGACGTTTTGTACTCAGATCTTGAGTATGAAAACGTGTTGATGTGTTCCCACCAAGGCAGAAAGGGACAGACCATTAGTGGTGGTTTCGGTAAGGGAACAGTTCAGTTTGGTGTTCGGACATCACAGGTGGTCAAGAAACTAGGCTGTTCTGTGTTGAAGAGTCTTATAGAAGAAGACAAACTACTAGTAGAAGATCAAGAAATCGTGGGAGAACTCACCACGTTTGTGGCAAAAAAACAGTCATATGAGGCAGATGATGGACACCACGACGATTTGGTGATGTGTTTAGTGTTGTTTGGGTGGCTCACACGACAAGAGTATTTCAAGAACCTCACAGACGTTGACGTTAGAACAGATATATACAAAGAAGACATAGAACAATTAGAAGAAGATATGTCTCCCTTTGGATTTATTAGTGATGCTGGTGGAGAAGACAGCGTTTGGGATGGAAAAGATAGATGGTATTCTGATCAGAATACCAATGATAGTGGTCTTTTCTAAATATGTAAAAGTATAAATAAAGTGATTACGCAGCGTATCTAAGGAGAACAGAAAATGGCATTTACTTTAAGTCCCAGTGTAGACGTTACCGAACGAGACTTCTCGGGTATCGTATCACTTGTCGCTACTACACCCGCTGCCTTTGTCGGTCGTTTCGACAAGGGACCAGTCAACGAACGTATTTTAATCAGTAGTGTCAAGGAACTACAGGAAACATTTGGTACTCCAAGCGTTGAGCGTTATGGCTCCGATTGGTGGACCTGCTATAACTTCCTACAGTACGGAAACAACCTAACAGTCGTAAACGTCGCAGGATCAGGAGCAACTTCTGGTTCTGCTGGTTTGACTGCGGAATACCCCGGTGGACCAACATTCTTTACATTCAGATCAAAGGATGAAGGCGCACAGGTTAACGGCGCTCTTGAAATTCAAGTCGTAACTGCTGGTATGACATATGACGCAGGAACAACCACTGACGCATTTACATTCAGACCAGCAACTTCCTCATATGCTGCTCGTTTCGGTGCTAGTGGTGATGAACTTTCACTCGCCGTTATTGATCGCAAGGGTGTTTATGGTCCTAGTGGTTCTGTCTTAGAACTTTACGAGGGAATGAGTTCAATCATCAACGCAGTTGACGACAACGGAACTGCACTTTACTACAAGTATCAAATCGCCAACTCAGATTACATCAAGATCGACGATGGAGTCGGTGAGTTTGAGAGTATCTTTGGATTCTCTGGACTCACTGGAGCCTCTGCTGATTATAGCGCCGGCGCCATAGGAGCCATTGGAATTACTTTAGGTGTTGATGTTACAGTCGGATCTGCTGACTTGGACGCAAGCGGAACCCTCGTAAGCACCAAGACCAACTTCGATAGAGTTCCTCTTGACGCACACGAAGCAACCACAAACGCACGCAAGGGTATTGTTAATCCATACACCTACACACTTCAGAACGGTGCATATGGTTCTGCGGTTACTTCTTCTAATAAGCAAACCGCAAGGGACACTTACTTCGCCGATCCTGATGTTGCTGATGTGAGTATCCTCATCGCAGGAGACGCAGACGACGC